GAAGTGTTTAATCTAATAAAAGGACGTATTAACCGAAATACACCGAGTTTGTACCTGGTGTAAACGCTTCACCGAGTCCTGTTACAATGATAACGTGGTAATAGAGATTTGCTCCGAAGATATTGTCTACGACACCATAACGTGTAAGCAAGCCTACGCGTGGTGCGAAGTCATTAGGACCAATTGTTCTCTGAACCATAACTGGAATGTATGGGCAGTAGATGATACCAGTGTCGTAAAACTCTGGACCCTTGTAACCAAGCAATGCATATTCAGGTGCAGTCGAAGGAGCAGCCGATAGATCGTTACCGATAAATTGACCTTCCGTACGAGTGTCTCTGTAAACATTGAAGCGACCACCAAGATTACCGATCTTAGCAACACCAACTGGTTGTGTATTAACATTACCTTGTACTGGTACCCACTGGAATTCAGGGAGCATTTCCAAGATAGCGCATACACGTGGTGTAGCTACGATGAAGTTAGCAGCTCCACGGCGATTTCTCACAGCGATTCTGTTAGCTTCTACGATTAATCTTTGATAGAAGTCGCGGTTACGTTCTACTAACCAACGGCCATCAGCAGAAGCAGGGCTCCAAGTGGAGAATCCTGTTCCTGCACCAGCGTTAAGAGAAACTTGAATCATTCTCATAAGCATTTCACGGTCGATTTCAGCCTGAATTTCATACGACATAGCGTTTGTCAATTCAGTATCGATATCGATACCATTCATGTTTTTGAGATCTTGTTCAAGTTCAACTGACCAGCGAGCGCCTAAGCGTCTAGTACCAGCTTCAACAGCAGTCTTCTCGAAAGAGACTTCCATTGTAGGGATGTTACCAGTTACTTCGAAGTTTCTAAGAAGAGCTGCAACACCATTATCTGCTTCATTGAATGCACCAAACTCTGTGTTACCAGAGAGGAATCCAGCAGATGTACCAGTGTAAGCTGTTTTAAGCTCTTGATAGCCAGCTTCTTTACCAGCAGCACCAGCTAAGACACCACCTTGACCTGCAGGTGAATTACCTGCTGCTGACTGACCATCGATGCCATTACCAAGTGTTTCACCTGAGTAACGATAACGAAGAGCAAATGCAAGGCCAACTGGACCAGCCATTGGTTGAACACCAACGATTTCATTTGTAATTAACTCGGGAAAAGTACGTCTAATCATTGGAATTAAGATCTTTGGCAAACGATAGTCACCTGAAGCGTACGAGTCTGTACCTGGAGTACCAGCTACATTACCAGCAGCTCCAATCGAAGCAGCATTACCGAGTGAACCATCACGACCAGCAACGTTACCGTCGCCAACGTAGTTAGGTCCAGCTTCTTTCAAACACCATGCCTCTTGATTTTCAAGTAGCATAGCTGTGTTTAAACGAGTGTGACTGTCTTCAATTGCTGCAACACTTTTAGAAGTGTAATCCAATACTGGAGCCCACTTTTCTAGAAGTTGTGCAGCGCGATTTTCATCGATATAAGCCTGTGTAGGTCTAATTGTATTCATAATTGTATTTTTCCTTTATATTCGACCCCAAGGTTTTAAAAAACCAGGAAACTCAGGAATGCCTAAACAATATAGGTAAATTCTAGTACTTTGATAGCTCTGATAAGTAAGGTGATGATACTTTTTCTTCAACAATCTCTTGTTTAGTATCTTCGTAAATTACTCTATCTACATCTTCTCTTGTACTTAAAGCTTCTTCTTTCAATGTCTCGAGCCTGTCGCCTTCTTTCTTCTTAAAGAGCTTCAATGTGTAATCAAAGTTTTCAGCAATGAACTCAGCGTCCTTACCTTTCATAACTCTATCTACATATTGCTTTGTTCTCTTATCAAGACCAGCAGTTTTTTGTTCGAGAACTAAACCAGCTTTAACTGTATTTAACTCTTCCTTTAAAACTGCATTTTCTTCTGCAACAGACTCAAGCTTTTGTGAAGCTTCATTAATTTGACTGTGACCATCCATAATGGCCTCTTTAATGCTTTCTTTTTCTAAAGCACTATCAACTGC